AAAGCAATATATGAAGCGATAGAAAACGATGCTTCTAATCTTATTACTAAAGGTGTTAGAACAACGTTTATGTTGCGTCAGTTAGCTCTATTAGCTCAGATGCCTTCAGTGTTAGCAGGTATTGGTACGGGAGCTGCGGGTGTTTATAAAGACTTCTGGAGGATATGGGCTAATTTTTCTAATGTATTTACGGATGCACCAAAAGCTTTTAAGTATGCTTATGCGGATGCTGTAGGGCTTGCAGAAACATTTAAAGTATTAGGCACTGGTCTAGGTAAAGCTATGGTGCGATCTGCTAAAGAAACTAAAAGTGCTACAGGAGGTACAGGTTTATCGGATAGATTTGGTATCGTTAATAAAGGCAGGCTTCCATCCGGAGATGCTGCGTTAGTACGTGCAGCTAGGCTGTCGGCTAAACGTAGAGCAGATGCTATAGACAATGTAGGTAATGTATTATCACGCTGGGTTAGTACTGGTAATTGGTGGGCTATTTTAGATTGGGGTATTAGAGGTATAACAGCTGCTGATGAAGTGTTTAGAAGACAGCTATTAGTAGGTAGAACCAAAAGTGCATCGCTGAAAGAAGCTATAAGAAATAACCCGAATGACTTAAACCAAGCCAAGAAAGAAGCTATAGCTATTAATAACTCTAAATGGACCGACAAAGATGGTTTGGAAGTCCTGAGTGATATAGGAGAAAGGGCTGACGAAACTAGGGCAGTTAATGAGGATTTAATGTTTGCATCTAACGCTGACCAAGTTGAAGACGTACTTGAACCTTTAACGGATAAATTGATAAGGGGAGTACAAAGTTGGGCACACAATGAGGAACATCCTTGGTTTGCAGCTTTAATAAAAACATTTATGCCCTTTATTCCTGTTGGTTTCAGAAGTGCTAGATTAGCTACTAGAGCCGTTGTAACTCCTGTACCTCTCGTTGAGAATGTATTTGTAAACAGATATACAAAAAGAATAAAAAATTTACAGACCGAGATAAAAGATAACTTATTATTAAGAGAAAATCCTAATGTAAGTACTGAGGGTATAAAAGATATAGATTTAAAAAATCAACAAATACAAGACCGAATAGAAAAGTTGATTGAAAGAAGGGCTAAATTTAACAGTGAAAATATAACAGACTTTCTTTCTAATTCTTCTGTTATGGTGTTAGGTTTATATTTAGCATCAAACACCGATCAACTTATAGGATCACGCTCATGGATGACTTACGAACAAAAAGAGCGTAGGGAGAAAGATGAGTTTACTATATTCGGATGGAACTATAAAGATTGGTTACCTATCTCCGCACCTTTAGCTTTGATAGCTGATTTAGTTGAATGGAGTAACATGAAAGCAGAACAGGAAGCTTCAGGAGTAAAACTGCTCTCTAAGGACCAAGATTTCTTTACGGTCATGCGTTCATCTTTGTTAACTCTAATTAAAGAGATGCCATTGAATACAGGAATCAAAGCAGCTGAAGAAATAATAACAGGAGAAGCTGATGTTGTTACTAATAAAATGGCAGATATGGCTGCAAGTTTTGTACCTGTACCAGCTGAAGCTAGAAAGATAAGGCAGTATATAGCGTCTGGCGGTAAGATGGAAGACTTGAGGGGAGGAAGTTTTTGGGAGCGTTTTACTTATAGAGCTTTCGGTTCCTCCACTCCTAATAAAAAAGTAGACTATTTTGGTAAAGACTTACCTAGCAAACGTTCTATTTTCCAACAGTTAGTGTTTAGATCAGCACCTAGTAACAAGCTGCCGTCTACGCCGTTTGAGAAAATATTACAAAAGGACGCACAGTTTGAAATAAAAAAGCCATCTAGGTATTTATCAACCGGGATTGAGATGACTAAGTTTATTAATTCTGATGGAATGACTTTGCAAAGGAGGTTTGATTTAGAGTTAAGTACTACAGATATTGAACGAGAAGTTAATAAATTAATTAAAGACCCAACTTGGATCGCAACATTCAAACAAGGCGGTATACAAAGCGAGACTAATCCTGAGAGAACTATCAACCCCGCTCTTCAAGACCTTAATAAATTAATGCAAAGTTACTATACTGAAGCTAGAGAGAACTTATTAAATAACAAGGGCGAACTAGAAGATTTCATAAGCGACAGAACTAAAGATGACGGTACACCAGAAAACGTTTTGGATGTATTGAAAGTAACAGAAGAATCTTTCGGAATGCCTGTTGGTGCTCCAACTTCTATCGAAGAAATACAAAAGCTACAATCATTAATAGACTAAGGACTTGCTCTTCTCACTCAATAATTAATAATATACACTTAACATCATGGCTATCACCTACGTAGACTATACAGCAACAGGCGGACAGACCGACTTTGACTTTACTTTCCCGTACCTTGAGGACGAACACGTTAAGGTAGAAATCAACGGTGCTGAAACAACAGACTTCACCATCGTCGCTACACCATCAACCAAAGTTGTATTAGACAGTGGTGCTACAGCTGGAGCGACGGTGCGTGTCAGAAGACGCAGTGCTCCCAACCAGAACCTTGTGGACTTTGTTAACGGGTCTGTACTTACAGAGTCTGAACTTGATTTAGCTTACCGTCACAACCGTTACCTTGCGGAAGAGATTGCAGAGCTGAACGATCAATCTTTACAAAAAGAAGTAGGTGGTACGGAATGGGACGCTTTAGACCTTCGAATACAAAACGTTGGTACACCGACAGATACAACAGATGCAGTAACAAAAATATACTTAGATAACAAAGTTGCTCAGGTATCTAGCGGTGCTACTCAACCTCCACTCAAGTGGGTATTCTCTGCTACATCTGGAACTAATAATACATACACGGTTACAGGAGCAGAGGTTCTTGGAGATACAGCTTACGAAGTAAGTATTGACGGACTGATTAAAGAACCAACAGTAGAGTACACTGTAGACCCAGACACTGATACACTTACTATCATCCCGAACATGACGGGTGGAGAAGACATCGTTGTTATTCAGCGTGGGTTTGGAGTGGCAGTTACAGGTACAGTAGGTACAAACTCTTTAGTAGACGGTAGCGTTACAAATGCTAAACTAGCAGCAGGTGCTGTTACATCCGATAAAACTTCTTTTACTGATTTAGGAGTTACTAACAATTTAAATGTCACTTCATCTGGGGGTAATAACGGGTTTGGTGGTATTGAGGTAGGAGGGCCTGATGGCGGGTATATAGATTTTAAAAGCCCAGCATCTGACGACTACGACGGACGTTTAATATACGACGGATTTACAAAATTAATAGGTAAAGACGGAGTAAAAATACAGTCAGGAAGTATAGGGGGTACATTAGCTGTTGATGTAAATACTGACGGAAATGTTGGAATAAAGACCACCGCACACGCTACACACGCACTCGATGTAACAGGTGACTTAAACATCACAGGTGACTACAAGGTAAACGGAACGAACTTACAGACTGTACCAACAGGAACTGTGTCTGCTTTTGCTGGTAGTTCTGCTCCAACTGGTTATGCGTTGTGTGACGGATCAGCTGTTAATAGAACGACTCAAGCTGCTTTGTTTGCTGTTATTGGTACGACTTACGGTGTTGGTGATGGTTCTACTACATTTAATCTCCCCGACCTTCGTGGACGAGTTATCGCTGGTCAGGACGACATGGGAGGTACTTCTGCTGACCGATTGACAGGTTTGTCAGGTGGGGTCAATGGAGACAACCTTGGTGCTACAGGTGGTTCAGAAACACACACCCTTACAATAGCACAAATGCCAGCACACGATCACGGAGGCGGGACTGTCGGAACCAGTCACAAATCTGATGTTTCAGGGGGAGGAGCAAGAACGCATCCTTTCAATAATGGAGGGAATGTTACTAGCCAAGGTAATGGGGACGCCCATAACAATGTCCAACCCACCATCATCCTTAACTACATTATTAAAACATAAGCGATGATCGACTCCATCTCCAGCTTTCTTAACACCGGACTTGTCGTCGCTCTTGGCGTGATCGGGTGGATTATCAAACGTGTTATTGAACGTCTTGATCTCGGTGAGAAAAGAATGACCAGGATAGAGGTGGAGTTAGCTACACAGCGGGAAAGAGATAGAGCTGTTGAAGCACGTATCGCAAAGGTAGAAGAAGCACTTAAAGAAGTTCACAGTAAATTAGATCGGATGATGGAGGTATTAGTGAAACGATGAAACAAGGATTATACGCAAACATTAATAGAAGAAGAAAGCTCGGTATTAGCCGTAGTAAGAAGAAGTCCACCATCTCTCCAAAAGCATACGCTAATATGAAGCGTGGGTTTCCGAAGAAGAAGTAATCATGCCTTACTCACAATACAGTAAGAAACAAAAACGTTTAGCTGCTGTGGCTGGCGATAAAAAGAAGATAACACAAGCTGACATCGTAGCGTTGAAACGTCGTGGTGTTACTTTGAAAGGTCGTGGCAAAAAAGCGTAAAGGCGTATCACTGTCGTTAGGCAGAGGTGAGAAAAGCAAGAAAGGCGGACTCACTGCAAAAGGAAGAGCTAAGTACAACAGAGCTACTGGTTCTAACTTGAAAGCTCCTCAGCCTGGTGGTGGTCCACGTAAGCGTTCCTTCTGTGCT